AAAATCGGCCCGTAGAGGTGCCGAACATGCCGGGGCCGATAAATATACCGACCGACACAATAAATCAGGGAACGGTGGCAATAGAGGCCAGCAGAGCTATTGCTGAAGCGCAGGGCAAACTGCTGATCGCGAAACGGTTCCCGCGTGACGAAGTGGCCGCGTACGCAAAGGCAATTCAAGCTTGCCAGCGGCCCACAATGGCGGCCAAGGCGTTTTACGCGTATCCGCGAGCCGGGCAGACTGTTGAGGGGCCGACGATCCGATTTGCGGAAGAGCTTGCCCGTTGCTGGGGAAATATCGACTACGGCATCAAAGAGCTTTCGCAGGACAACGGAAAAAGCGAACTGCAGGCGTACGCGTGGGATTTGGAAACGAACGCGCAGAGCGTGCAGAACTTTACGAATCCGCACCAGCGCGAGGTAAAGGGGAAGATGCAATCCCTGACAAGTCAGCGTGACATTTACGAAAACAATGCCAACATGGCAACCCGCAGGATGCGGGCAAGGATCCTCGCGATTTTGCCGGCGTGGTTTGTTGAGGATTGCATTGCAGAGTGCAAGAAAACGCTTGCCGGACAGAACGACGCACCGCTGATTGATCGCGTAAAAAAAATGGTGGTCGCGTTCCAAAAGTACGGCGTCTCGCAGGATATGCTGGAGCGCCGGCTGAAGCGCAAAATCGAAAGCATGACAGCAGACGACTTTGCTGAATACATCGGCATCTACAACGCCATCAAGGGCGGTGAGAGCAAGGTTGCGGATTGGTTTGAAGCGCCGGCCGAAGCAACCGAACTGACTGCGGCGCTGAAGGAGGAAAAGTAAATGGCAGATGGGAAATTTGTAAAAGGAATGCGGATTTGTAAAATTTGCGGGAGGGACTTTCCGCTGATCGCGGAGGAGGCCTATATCGCGCGGGACAATGAGCGCGTCGGAATTGTGAACGCAATTGAAAACAAGGAAGTCACGATTTACGACGCCATCGATTGCCCGCATTGCGGAGCGCAGAATATCCTGCAGGAGCGCAAGCGTTTTGCGGACGTGGAGGACGTCTTTGACGAATACGAAGAAGATCCTGACGGTTGCGACGGTTGTGCGTACGAAGAACAGCCCGGCGATATGAACCCATGCGACAGATGCGCAAGAAACCACGAAGATTGGTACATAAAAGGAGAAGAAGATGGCGCTGAATAATTGCACGTTCCTTGGACGCCTGACAAAAGACCCGGACGTCGGGAAGACGCAGAGCGACGTGTCGTACTGCCGATTTTGCGTCGCCGTTGACCGCGGCTATGTAAAAGAAGGCGAGGAACGGAAGGCCGATTTCATAGATTGCCTCGCTTGGCGTGGAACGGCGGATTTTATCACCAAATGGTTCCACAAGGGTGACTCCATCGGCGTTACGGGTGCGATGCAGACCGGCACGTACGAAAAAGACGGCGTCAAGCGCAAGACGTGCGAGCTTGTCGTGCGGGAGGCAAGCTTTGCAGGAAAGCGGACGCAGGAAGAAAAACCTGCCGAGTCGCCGGTTGACGGTTTCACGCCGCTGACGGACGACGACATTCCGTTCTAAAACCGAAAGCCGCTTGCAGATCGCGGGCGGCTTTTATCTTTTGGAGGTAAACATGTTGCAAGAATACACAATTTTTGGTGTTGAAGATAAAGTAAAAAATAGCATAGATGCGCTCCGTTCCTTTGAGCCGCCGGAAGGTTATTTTGTTGCGTTTTCGGGAGGAAAAGACAGCGTTGTTGTGAAGGCGCTTTGCGACATGGCGGGGGTAAAATATGACGCGCACTATAATGTAACATCGGTGGATCCGCCGGAGCTTGTGCAATTTATCAAAGATTTTTACCCTGACGTGAAAAGAGATATCCCGCATGACGCAGACGGAAAACCAATAACAATGTGGAATTTAATTCCGAAAAAGTCCATGCCGCCGACGCGGTTGGTTCGCTATTGTTGCAGTGCGCTGAAGGAAACAAGCGGGAAAGGCCGGATTTGTGTTACGGGCGTTCGCTGGGCAGAAAGCGTTAGACGGAAAAACAAACACGGCCTTGTGAGTATATGGGGAGGCACAATACTTAACAACGACAATGACGAAAGCCGCGAAGTGCTGGAAAGTTGTTACAGGCACAAAAAAACGCTTTTAAATCCAATTATAAATTGGGAGGACGAGGACGTTTGGGAATTTATAAAGACAAACAAAATTCCGTATTGCAAATTATACGACGAAGGATATACGAGGCTTGGCTGTATCGGTTGTCCAATGAACCCTGCCGCCGCCGCCGCCGATCTTGAAAAATACCCAAAATACAAACAGGCATATTTGCGGGCATTTGAACGAATGTTAGAAGAAAGACAAAAAAAAGGGCTAAAAACAGAATGGGAAACGGCTGACGAAGTCATGGAATGGTGGTTAACAGGAAAAGTTGAAAAACCGATCGATGGGCAAATGGAGATGGATTTGGATGTTATTGGTTGACAGCAGGGAAAAATGGACACAAACGCGTCCGCACGATTATAACAGCATCGGAGGCTTTCTTGATCGCAAGGGCGTGCCGTATCGCGTGGAAAAGCTGGACGTCGGCGATTATATGATGGAGGGCGGGACGGTTACGATCGACACAAAGCAAGATCTCGAAGAACTGTCTCGCAACCTGATGAACCGAGCCGATCATGCGCGTTTTCTGAAAGAAGTGCGCAGGGCAAACACAAGCGGGATCCACTTGGTTGTGCTTTGCAGGCATGGAGGAAAGATCAAAAGCATCCGCGATGTTGCGAATTGGAAAAGCAAATACAGTCCAGTGACCGGCCGCGCATTGATGGACGAAATTTACCGAGTCCATATTTCGTACGGCGTCGATTTTTTGTTTTGCACAAAGCAAGGAACGGCAAAAAAGATCTTGGAAATATTAGCGTGATGCGTTGCTTTGTGTTGCGACGTATTGTATATTTTAAGAGATAAGTTGTATCACGGCACCGTGCCGGACGGTATATTCCGGCGAGGAGGTTTGTATGAACGAATTATTGTTTCCAAAGAAGACGCTGGAAAGCGATCCGCCGGTGTATGATATGACCCTGCGCGGAAGAATGGAGTGGCTGGCAAAGCAGTACCCGGATATGACGGCGTTCAGCGCGCTGAATTGGTTTTACGGATATTTGGGGACAAAAGGCGCGCCGACGATTGACGCAGGGATTTTTCTCCATCACTTTATGAAGGCGGTTGAAGACGGACTGTTCAAGTGGGAGGCAAAAGTATGAGGATAAAAGTCAAAGCACACGGCATCCGAGCGCACGTTGCGCCGAATGTTACGGTTTACACGCTGAAGGAAGGGTGCCTGCGGTTTGGAAAAGGAAAGCCGCTCTCGGTTATTTGCACTTTTTTTGACATCGTGACAAAATTGGTTCCGTCCGATTTTTCAAAGGCTGGAGTCGTTGTTGTCCCACGGAGGATAAAACGTGAAAAGATCGCCGAAAAAGCCGTGTGATGCTTGCAAGAAAAAGCCGGACTGCCCAGCGGTTTGTTATCCGCTGAAAGACTGGAATCGGGCAATGGAAAAGAGGGGCTACAAAACAAACGATTGTGTTTTCCCGACACATATTGTATAATAAAAGTGCTGGTAGTGGAATGCCGTCTGCTACTTGCAGAACTGAATACTACCAGTATTAAACCACACTTGACCTTGCGGCATCAGGGGAAAGCGTGGTTTTTCTTTAAGAAAATGGCTTTTATTGTTTATAAACACACGACACCAAGCGGGAAAGTTTACATCGGCATGACTGGACGTTCGACAAAAGAACGCTGGAGAAATGGGAAAGGTTACAAATCACAACCAAGATTTTTCAGGGCTATTGAAAAGTATGGTTGGGAAAACATTCAACACGAAGTTATTTATATATGTGATGATGCAGAAAATGCTTTTAGAAAAGAGCAGGAACTTATTTTAATATACGATAGCACAAACCCAGACAAAGGATATAACAACAGTATTGGTGGTGCAGGAGGGTCGCTTGGAGCAACTTTAGATTATGCGGCAAGGGCTAATATAAGCCGTGGACATGTTGGTTTGAAACATAGCGAAGAAACAAAACAAAAATTATCCAAAATGCGGCAGGGTGAACTCAACCCGAATTATGGCAAACATATGTCGGAGGAGGCAAAAGAAAAACAACGCATTTCTGCAAAACGCACTTATTCCACAGACGAATATAAAAAACGTGCATCGGCAATACAGAAAGAAATTGGTAGTCGTCCAGAAGTGAGAAAAAAAAGGAGTGATGCCGCAAAAGGTGAAAAAAATCACTTTTATGGTATTCATATGTACGGTGCAGATAATCCAAACTATGGGAAAAAGTTGAGCGAAAAAGCAAAGCAAAGACTAAAAGAATGCAAGTCAAAACCTATAGTCTGTTTGGAAACCGAAACCGTTTATAATTCTGCAAAGGACGCGGAAAGGTTTTATGGAGTTGCGCACGGATCAATTTACAAGGTATTAGATAATCCAAACCGAACCTCTTGTGGTTATCATTGGGAGAGGGTGAATAACAATGAATAATTACGCGGATGAAATAAAAGATAGAGTTTCCGCGAAAGAACTGTTCGAATTTTATGGTTTTCATATAAACCGCGCTGGATTTTGTTTAAGCCCTTTTTCACGCGAGAAAACACCAAGTTTGAAAGTATATAAAGGGGATAAAGGCTGGCATTGTTTTTCAACAGGAAAAGGAGGAGACGTAATTGATTTTGTGCAAGAATACTTCAACCTGTCCTTCAAGGACGCTATGGCCAAACTGAACGAGGATTTCCACCTCGGCCTGCCTATCGGAGAAAAGCAGACCCCGAGACAGCGAATGGAGGCGGCGGCAAAGGCATACCGAGCACGTCAGGTCAAGGACGAAAAGGAAAAGGCCCTTGAAGCCGCAAAATCGGCCTATTGGGAGGCGTATGATAGGTGGCTGGGCATTTCTATCATTCTGGAAAGATTGCACCCTAAAAACAAGATTTTTGGCAAGATATGCGGGCAGGACACCGTGGAGGTAT